ATCGGGTGATTGAAAGAAAAGAACAAATGAGAATAGGAGATATCCTGAAAGCATTCGAGATGAAAAAGAAGCGGTCTCGTAAAGGAGGTAACCCCATCAATAGATGGGTCCTTGGGACTGGCACCCTTGATATCCTCAAGCGAACAGTAGGAGAACCTGTCCTGATGCCTCACACAGGAAAAGAAGAAGAAGATAAAGACCCCCCAATAGCATAATAGACCAACCAGACCGACCGACCCCATCACTATAATATATACCCCGTCATGAAATACATCCTAAGGCCGTACCAAGAAGAAGCCGTAAAGGCAATTACCGACTCATATATTGAAAGACCAGGGAAGAATGATATCCTCGTAGCCGCTACCGCCGCAGGTAAATCCCTCATCTTAGCCAATGCAGCCTTCCTGCTCAACGTCCCTACGCTCATATTATGCCCATCGAAAGAAATTGTAGAACAGAACTACGCTAAGCTAACATCTTACTTCCCTGACGAGTCTATTGGAGTGTATTCAGCCTCCGTTGGGAGGAAGGATATATCCCATATTACCGTGGCGACCATCCAGTCTATCTACAAGAAGCCTGAATTATTTAAGCACATCAAGCTGATACTCATTGATGAATGTGACGGGGTACCTCTGACTCACAAGAAGTCGATGTACAATACCTTTATCACCAAGATGAACCCCAACAGCCCTCCTAAAATTGTGGGAGTTACAGGAACGCCGTATCGGATGGAGACCACCACCACTAGGACGTTTAATCCCAATCGCTTTCACGCTAAAACCCGCCTACAGATGTTGACCAACTACTCCTTCTGGGACTCTATTATTTATAATATCTCTCTGAGAACTCTCACTGACCAGAAGTTCTTAACCCCGATTACCTACTATTCAGCCCCCGTGGTAAAGCATGATGAACTAACCCTAAACTCTACCAAGAACGATTTTACTCCAGCTTCTATTAAGCGAGCTTTTCATAAACCAGAGTCCACCCTTCACATACTTGAAGGACTCGAATGGGGAGTAAAGAACCATAAGTCAGTCCTAGTATTTGTTGCAACCCTAGAGCAAGCCCGGGAGTTTACTCAGGTAGTCCCTAACTCTGCGGTTGTGGAAGGAACTATGGCAAAGAAAGATAGAGAAGCAACGCTAAAAGCTTTTCAGGAGGGAGATATAAAAGTCTTATTCAACTTCAATACTCTTGTTGTTGGGTATGATTATCCCGCTTTGGATTGTGTCTATCTTTTGAGACCCACCCGTTCGGTCAGGATTCTCGTCCAGGCAATTGGTCGAGGGGTTCGGCTTCATCCAGACAAAGAGACTCTTACCGTAGTAGACTTCGCCTCCAACATAGCCTCCATCGGAAAGATAGAGGCTATAGATATCGTCCAGACATCTCCTATCAAATGGAACCTGAACTCAGACAAAGGATATCTCGATGGGAAGGAACTGTATTCTATTACCGGTGATTTTTAATCCAAACCCTTCATGGAAGACCCTCAGAAGCTTCTGCTCTTAAACGATATTCTCTCAAACGAAATACAACTCACTAACCACCAGGGGGTTGAGTACGTGGATTACCAGTCTCCGTTTTTCTTTTGGCACATGAGAGATATCTCTCACCCTAAGATACTTGACCATATGGAACGGGAGGAGCAGAATACTTATGATGATATAGCCTGGTATTTTAATACAGATATCCAGACCATGCTCGGGAGTCTCCCCCCTGAGTGTTTCCATATTTCCATAAGCCCAAAGAACATTATCTCCTTCAATCCCTTCGTAGTCTTGAAGTATAATCTCGCTTACTTTTCGAACATCTCTGTCTACTTCGACTCCTATCTGGATAGATATATCTTCCATCCTCACAATGAGAAAAATGAAGGGATACCTATCACCAAACAGGAGCATTCTTCAGGGAGAGTCAAAATAACGGCTATGTCGATTGACTATTATAGCAAGTTATCTATAAAAAAAGATAACTCCTCCTTCCTCACAAAGCATTACTTGAGAGGACTCAATATACCGTATGAGGAAGTCTTCCCTTCGGAGAAAAGGGTTATTCATGGTATGATAGAACCATGCGATTATGGATTTAGTATCTCTCACACTAATCCTCCAAAAATAAGAAAAAAATATGGAAATAGAAGCATTCAAAAAGAAGATTCTTGAGACCCCCTCATACAAGTACTTTGACTCAGTCGATAAGAAATTCGATAGAACCCAACTTAATACTTTCGAGGGGCTGATGATTAAAGGGATTACTATTCCTACTGCGTTGTATCTCTCAAAGATAGAACGGAAATATTTAGATGAATTCATTGAAGTAACTCCTGAATGGGAAGACCGTATGTCTATTCTCGGAGATTTTAACGCTAACTTAGCCGAGCTTCACGTCCACAATGAGCTAGAAATGGGGAATCTCATTGCTGTATCGAGGTACATCGACAACAAAACCGAGAAGAAAGCCTACATCCAACAGGTATTTAAGACAGATAGAGTCCTCGACTCTTCTGAAACAAGGGAAAAACTCAAGTACAAGGGATATATGATACCTGGAAAGGAGGGTAAACCTGAATGACTACCGTTGATTACAACAAAGAGGTAATAGAACGACAGCGTAGATTCGGTAACCACGTAGAGGCTTGCTTAGTAGCAAGACTTGAGGTGCGAGAAGTCTTAGATTATGGGTCGGAGAAAGATTTGGAGGAACTAAAGAGAGAACTTAAGTCTGATCCAGTCATTTTTTTTGACCTGATAGCCACATTGTACGACCCTCGGGAAACTTTCGGCTCTAAAATAATTCCTTTTGTTCTTTTTGACTTTCAAGCAGAGGACGTCAGGAGAATGTGGGATAATATGCAGAACGGCGGAGACATTCACTTCGATAAATCCCGAGATATGGGGGCTACTTGGGTTATGTGTACTTTATTTGTGTACGCTTGGTGTTTCTGGGGGTACGATTTACTGGTAGGGTCCAGAAAACAAGACCTTGTAGACAAGTTAGGGAACACCTCCTCTATTTTTTTCAAACTGGTGCAGGTAATAAAGTCTATTCACCCCCGACTCCTTCCTATTGGGTTTGACTTAAGCAAACATAGGAAACTAAGCGTTATAGAAAACCCTGAACAGGGTAATTCTATTATGGGAGAGGCAACCAACCAAGACTTTTCTGTTGGAGGTCGGTTTCGAGCAATCCTTTTTGATGAGTTTGCTAAGTGGGACTCTCGGGGACAGGGTATGTCAGAGGGAGCCTGGAATAAAGCCCGAGATGCAACTAAATGCCGGATAGCAGTTTCTACACCCGACCCGTATTATGGGAAAGACGCTATGTTCTATAAGTTGAAATACGCTAAGAGCATTGAGATTACTCGAGTCACCTGGCACTGGACAAAACATCCATTCAAGGACAAGGATTGGTACGATGGAGAGTGTGAGCGAACGGAAAACAAATCGTATATCGCTCAGGAGTTAGATATTAATTATGAGGGAGCTGCCTCAGGTAAAGTATATCCTATGTTCAACCAGAAGAAGACTGTTAAAGAGTTTGAATTAGACCCTTGATGGCAGGTAGCTACCACTTGGGATTTTTCAGAAGGAGGAGATGACCCTTATTTCGTTATCTGGGTTGCCTACGACCCTGTGGCTTCTTGGTATTACATTATAAACGAGCTAGAGTACGACCAAGAAACATTAGACGCTATCCCTACGTTCGTAGGATATAGACCAAAGTACCACATTGGAGACCCCTTCTCTGGGGCTAAACGACGAGGAGATAAGATTCGGGTAGTCGATGTCTTTTCGGATTATGGTATTTATATGAATATCCCCTCAAAAAACAACCTGATTAAAGAGAGAATAGATTCTCTTACGGCTATGCTCCCCAGAATCACCATTCATCCTCGGTGTGAACGGACGATAGCCGCTCTTGCTAACTCTTCTTGGCCGAAACAAGGGAAGAACTCAACTACATCGGTCAAGAAACCTGTTCATGATGATTACTCTCACGCACGTACCGCCCTTGAGTACGCCTTCTCTAACCCCGAGGTTATCTTCCCTCCTATCCGAACACACATTATGCCAGCAGGAGGTACGGTCTATCGTTCTGGTCAACGGAGGCGGTAGTGTGGTAAAATGTAATAAACCAACCCAATAAAAACAAAAATGAAGATTAGAGACTCTCTAACCAATATTGAACGGAATACCCACAACAAGAATGGAATGTATAGTCCTAAGGAAGGTGACAAGGTTATTTTAGATAACTACGTTGCTAGAGTTGAGGAGTACCATAATGCAACTATTCCCATTCGTAAATTGTGGAAGCGGATTGATGATGCTTATGAACTAGAGCCAGCTGCTCCTGCAGATGTGTGGTCTTCCAACTATTATCTTCCTAAACTTTATCAGGCAGGTGAGAACCTTACCTCTTCTATTTCTCAATTCGATTTAGACTTTATTGCTATGCCTACCGACCCAGGACAGGTAGACCACGCTAAATCTATCGAGAAAATTCTTGGTCAGAAAATGGAAGAAATGCTTTTTCGTGAGAAGATTAAACTGATTAACCGACAGCGGGTATACTACGGGACTTCCATTGTGAAGCTCGGATGGCGGATAGACTACGAGACAGGTCCGATGAAAACACTCCAGAAGAATCTGAGCAAAAGTAACCTCCTCCAAAACCTTGGGTTTAATACTAAAAAACTAAGCCCTCAACAACAGATTAAGATTATGGCTGATACCATCTTCTGTGATGTGCTTGATTTGAAGGATGTTTATTTCTCTCCTTTTTATGGTTCCATAGATAACCTTCCTGAGATTATTTTCTCATATCCGATGACTCTTGAGAATATTAAGAACACTCCTATATTCAAAAACTATGGGAATGTAGACTACGTATATCCAGGAGAAACCTTCGCAGGTTCTGCCCACGGGGCCCAATACAAGTCTCGGGTCAACAACGTTGATATGTCTCAGGCCTTTATAGGAACAGAAAAGGTTACCGTCTTTGAGATCCAAACGAAGACTGAGATTTGTTGGGTAGCTAACTGTTCAGGTAATGACGTTATGTTAGCTAGAAAGCCCAACCCCTACAATATGTTAACTGCGGTAGTCGCACCATATAAACGACATCTAAATCCTAATATGATATATGGGGTTTCAGATATTATGAAGTCCCTCGACCTTGAGGACGCCCAAATGGATTTATTCAAACAGGCTATGGACAACGTGAGGTTGATTAACAACCCTATGTTTGTGTACAACAAGTCAGCAGACATTAATCCAGAAGACCTCATATCCCGACCAGGAGGAGGAATCGCTGTTTCAGATATTGAACGAGATATTAAAGAACTCTCCAGAACTGACTTGAAGTCTTCAATCTTTGGAGCTATCGACGTTATGGACGCTGAGATTCAGCAAACAACCAACGTAAGCTCCTTGTCAAAAGGGCTCAGTGGAGGAGGAAACTCCGCTTCGGAGACTCGTCTCCAGCAACAGAATAGACTTACCGTTCTTGAAGATGTCATGGGAGAGACCGTTCTATTCATGGAATCTCTCGGAAGAAAGACCTTGAAGATGACCTCTAAAATGCAAGATGGTAAAGACATCCCTATTAAAGTCTGGAACACCCAGACGGGTGAGTATGAACTGAATACTGTTCCTAAAGATATCTTGAAAGTAAATCACTATGACCTTAGAGTCAGGGTCAAGCAGAAACCTCCTATGGACCCTGCTGCCCTACTCCAACAAGTTATGCAATCGACCAATATGTTCCTTCAACAGGGAACGGTAAACAAGTCAGAAGCACATCGACTTATCCTAGACCTTCAAGGTCTCGGTGGGTATGCCGACAAAATTGTGCTAGATAATGCTGATTCTATGAATGCTGTTCCAGAAATGACACTCCCTCCAGAAGAAGGAGGAGAAGAGGGAGGCGGAGTCATACCAGGGTACCCTGCTATGATGACAGCTAAGGGAGGCACAACAGGTTCTACCTCAGGAGCAGCTGACGGTAATGCCGGACAAATGCCACTCGATGGGGCAATTGCTAATGACCAAAATCTTGTAAGAGGAATAGAAGACGCTTCTGGTGGTAAAAGTAACTACTAACTATGAATACTGACGAACTAGACCGAGAACGAGGGAGATTGGAACAACAGACTGAGTTACTAAAATCCCTAAAAGACCACCCTGGGTACAAATTCATTGAGAGTGCCCTTCATAAAAAGATAGAGGAACAACAATTTCCTTTAGACATTGTGACTATTGAAGAGCTCAATTACTACAAGGGTTTTCTGAAAGGGCTAATGTTCATTGCTGATACCATGCAAGCTCCAGAAGATTTGCTCAGAATTGCTAATAGGAAGTGGATCCACTACCAGAAACAAACAGCTCGTTTCGCAGAAGTAGAATTATCTCCTATTATAAAGTAACAATATGTTGACAATCTCATCCCGATAAGGGATAATATAGGAGATAACGATAACAAAACTAATAAACCCAAAAAAGATGGAAATTTCCAATACCTTGGACCCCCAAGCTGGAATGGCACCTCAAGGTTCTGCACCACAACTACCCCCACAAGACCCCGCAATGATGGCACCAGAAATGGCACCACCTCTCGCTGGTAAATTCCAAGACTCCACGTCTCTTGAACAGGGATACAAAGAGTCCGAGAAAGCTATGCATCAGGCAAACCAAGAAGCAGCTCGTTCTAGAAGAGCACTCGAGGTCATTGCTCAAGCAAGTGGTAAGGGTAGCGTTGAAGAACTCATTAGTTTCGTAGAGCAAGCCCAACAAGAGGGAATGACCTCTGAATCGGACAACTTCTCAGCACAGGGAGGAGAAGAGCCTTCCATGGGACAACCTAACCAGGCCCCAGAAAGTGGCCAAGATCCATACCAACAATTCACTTCGACACCTATGTCATCTTACTTCGACGGATTCCAAGGACAACGAGGACAACAAGCCCCTGAACCTGAAATAAACCCTCAGATTGAGGAGTTACAACGACAAGTAGAAATGCTTTCTCGTTCTCAAAGTGAAGAAGCTGTACGTAAGTTCCAGGAAGCAAACCGAAATCTCGTTGATGCGTTTGTCTCTGAGAACCCAGACGCCGACTCATTCAAAGAAGAGTTGTTGTACCAAGTTACTCTTCCGGCCAACGAAGGTAAAGACATTTCTGAGGTATACAAAGAACGATATGAGCCAGTAGTGAGTAAAATCCGAGGGTCAGCTGTAGAGAAATTCGGTGAGAGAGAAGGTGGTTCCATGGTATCTCAATCAGGTGCAGGTTCCCCCGACTCAGGTGAGATTGATACATCAGATATGTCTGCCGCCGAATTGAAATCGTTCATGAAACAGAAAAAGCTCATTCAATAGACCCGTCCACGCTAAGACTAAAAACGAAACAACAACAAAAAAATGACTAATACAACTGCTTCTGCTGGTTCCAGCGAGCTATTTGTAACCCTGTACGACAAAACGTTCCTAGAACGAGCTGTCGAAGTTACACGGTACCAAATGTTCGGACAGCAAAAACGAATCCCAGAAAACAACGGTAAAGTAGTTAGCTTTACTCGATACCAAAATCTCCCAACCAAAGACTTCCTCGCAACTGAGGACGCAACAGCAGCTTACGCAGCTGGAGGAGAAACACTCGAAACTGTTTCAGTTACCGCTGAAATCCGACCTATGGGTTCTTTCATCGACCAAACTGAGTTGGCCTACCGGTCATCTTTGGACAAAGACGGTGAAGAGCTTGCAGGTGTTCTTGGAGACCAATGTGGTCGTTCTATCGACCTTGCAATTGCTAAGGAGCTACGTGCCGGAGCATCAGTACGACGAGTTGGGAACAAAGACCTTTCAGCTATTACCGCTACTGACCTGATCAGCTCAACTGAAATCCGAAGAATCGCTTCTCAGCTCGCATCAGATGGAGCTCGGACGATTCACGGGAACTTCACAAAAGGAAAATACGGAAGTATTATCCCTGTTTCAGTAGCCTACGATTTACAGAACGATACTGATTGGAAGACTCATAATACTCATGTCGATACCTCTGGTATTGAATACGGTAAAATTGGTACCATCCACGGAATCGACTTCTATCGTACCAACGCTGAGAACGGCCTTCGAGAAACAACTGCAGGAGTTCTCAATGTTACTGGTATTGTTCGGAACTCATTCTTCTTCGGGGCTGACGCTTATGGAGTAATCCAATTCGATGGAGATATGGGAGCTGTTCCACAGCAAGACATGGGAAAAGAAGGTCCTTCAAAAGGACAAACAGGTACTATCTCACGAACTAAATTCATGATGGAGACTGATGGACAAATGTCTGTCTCAGATCCGCTCGCTCTTCATAGAATTATCGCTTGGAAGATTTACTTTGCAACAAAGGTTCTTAACTCAGACTGGGTTATTAATCTTAAATCAGGAACAGGATTTGACAGCTAGTCAAATGCCTATCTCAGAAGAGCAGGGGTCATACCCTGTTTTTTTGTTAATCTATGCTATACTATAATTATAATCATAAAATATTAAAAATATGATTTCTTTACACAATTTCATAAAGATATCCCGAAATAAATATTCCGATACTAATATCTATTCATTTAAGTTGAACAACCCAGATACTTGGGGGTTATATTACCAGACTATTTTCGGACCCTATCTCATCTGTTCTATTCCCGCAAGAGGGCTGAGGAATACAGTAGATAAAGAATATTATGATACTCATTATTTCGCACAGGAAAAAGTCAAAGTGCCTCATCGGACACTCCAATCAGCCGAAGCACTCCTAGATGATTTTATGAAACATAAAAATCAGCGAATTCACGCACGATACGAAGAAGACTTTGTAGACCCTGGAGAGCAAGACCATTTAGACTCAATAAAAGTAGAAGAAGAACGAACCCGTATCGGTAAGTACCTCGACTCAGAATTCAAACACAAATCCCAATCTAAAAAAGAATCTTTAAAAAAAGAAATATATGCAAAGCAACAAGTCAACTGAAACCTCTCACCCAAGGATATTGTACCTATATTCAGACCAGAAGAGAGGTGGTATATTTCACTACCGAGTAAAGAAGCCTCTGGAGACACTCAGGAGTGAGGGAATGTTCGTAGACTATTTAGACAGTAGAATGTTTAATTACGGGAATATGAGTCTCCGTTTTTGGGAAGAGGCTCTCCGTGAGTACAATATGATAATCTGTAAACATATCCAGCATGATTCCACTTGGGACATAGTAAACGCTGTATGTAGTCAAGAAAATAAGATACTCGTAAACGATTTCGACGATAACTTATTTAAGGTAGACTCTTCAAATCCTAATAAAGAATACTTTGAGGAGGGAACCAGATTGAGTATTATGGCTAAACAGCAGATCGAAAAAAGTGATGCTCTCATAGTGTCTACTCATGAGCTTCAAGATGAGTACTCTCAGTATCATGACAATATTTTTATGCTCCCTAACCTTTATGACGCTAAGGATTATCCCCAGAAACGTCAGTTCAAAGAAGAATTGGTAAACCAGTATATCTTTTGGGGAGGTTCTACTTCTCATGAACTTGACCTCGCTATGATTATGCCTGCTATCCGGCAGCTGCTCACCGACAAAAAGAACGTTATGTTTGTCACTATGGGGTACCACCCTGACGCAGGATTCATGTCTCTCACCAAAGACCAGGTCGAGAACCAGTGGCTCAGACTTCCGAGTGTACCTTCTTTCGCTGAATATGCCAAAGCTATCACTCATGTGCCAGCCACTATTGCGATAGCTCCTCTTACGGATACCCTCTTTAATCGAGGTAAATCTGCTATTAAGTATTTTGAGTATGCTTCACAGGGAATACCGGTGGTAGCTTCTGATATAGGCACATATTATCCTATTACTCATAGGGAAACAGGACTATTAGCAGGGAGCGACCCTGTAGATTGGTACGCTTGTATGGATTTATTACTGGAAGATGAGGCACTACGGAATAAGCTTGCTCATAAGGCTCTCAATAGTATCCATAGCGATTTTTCCTACACACGTCACGCAAAACTATTCTCAGAGACAATGAAGTCTATATTCTCTAAAACTAAAAAAACCGTATGAAAATATTGATGATAACTGACACCCTAAAAGATAAGAAGGGAGACCAAATCTATGCTTGGTCCGAAGAGCTACAAGATAAAGGAATTGAAGTGGTCATCGTATCCAGCACTGAAGAAGGGTATAGAGATACTGTACCGACCGAGTCTATGGAAGAGCCAAGCGAAATGCATCTAAGTCGTATGAGTCCTGTTAATGATTTAGTTTGGTTTCATCATTTAGAGTCACTCAACGATTTTCTCATCCTCTCAGTTGGGTTCTATATTCCTATTGCATTCTCATCTCACGGGAAAGAACCCATAGACGAACCCCCCCACGCGGAGAATACTCTTTATAGTAATTTCATTGCTCAGTATATATTCCCGAGTACTTCCGTTGCCGATTATTCTATTGAAGAATACAATATCCCAGAAGAGAAGGTTTCTATTCTGGACGGAGTAACTCACGATATAGAGGCCACAATACAAGAAGCTATTTTCCACGGGGATGTTTATTACCGAGCTACACGTAATACAATGAATTAATATGGATACTATTAAAGCTCATTCAATGCTAGGATATCGTAGTATCGGTGAGCGGTTATTCACAGTTGCTGAGATGATGATACTGGGTATTACCATGAATAGACGCTCACTCCTCCCTGAAGATTGGAAACTTTATGATGGTGGATACTATCCTAACTTCTGCGAATTATCTGATAGGTATGTAGACCATACTGAAGAATGTGATAATGAATTACCACTGCATACTGCTTATGATTCGACTGAGTACTCTATTGCTGGTGACTATATACGTCGATCCTTATATCCAACGTCTAGGTTCGTAACGTCTATTTATAGAAACAAATCCTTACCTCCTCGATTAGAAAAGGATTCCTATGTCGGTTTGTATGTAACTCACGGTCATAACGACTTCCATCCTACCGATATGGACTTCTATCATAGAGCTCTAGCTCTTTTTCCCCATAGGAATATATTAGCTCTTGTTCCTAATGATGTTCGAATCGAACCCGTGGAGGGCCAACAAATAATCCACGTGAGTGAATTGTACGACTGGGAAAGAATAACTCTTCTTTCTCGGTGTTCTGACTTTATCATAGGAGCCAACCCTGACGCTTGGTGGGGAGCCTACTTATCTGAGAATAGAGGGAAGCGGGTCTATTACCCTACTCATTTCCTTGCAGACATCACCCAACAACAACTCCTTATCCCAAAAAAATGGACAAACATCTAAAAAGATTCTTAAAGAAACCCATCACGGGGGTGATACACATAGGTTCACACAATCTCGAAGATAGGGAGGCATACAAGGACATAACAGACGCCCCTATTTTATGGTTTGAAGCCAATACTTTCAAAGCAGACTTCACTCAAGACTTTCTTGAAGGGAGTGACGTCCTCATAAACTCGGGGATATGGAAGGGGAATAGAGCTCATCAATATTATCTTACGGAGGACGACCAGTTCGGTTCTCTTAGGGAGCCTATCCACCATATAGTACAACAAGAGTATCGTATCTACACTCAGAAGCTAGACTTCTACCAGAATAAGTTTTTTGGGGACACCTATAACCATTTAGTTCTCAAGGTAAATGGAGCCGAGATTCCTGTACTCGAAGGTGCGGTACACACACTTAAACACATAGATTCTATCTACCTGAGATTTTATAGAGGGGAATACAAAAATGAGCCTACTCTGAAAGATATAGACTCATTCTTTTCCCGGAGAAAGTTCCGAAGAGCATATACCAAAATCCTTCCCTCGAAGAGAGGTGAAGTCCTTATGGTGCGGACTCCTTAGTAGCCTTTCTTTTTGCTAGATGAATCCCCTTTGTGAGCACATTTGGTAGTAGGAACCTTTATAGCAACAGTGTAATTGGACTTTCGTGATTTCTTTTTACCTTCCATAGTTTTTTTTGGTTTTAATATTACCTTCTTCTATTATGACATATTTTAAGGTATAATAAAAGAAACGAAACACACAAAAAATATGTTCTCGAAAGTAAAGAACAACGTTCAATCCTCATTGAGCCAGTCTATCTCAACTTCCCTAACCACTGGAGCTACCTTTACTGTCTCTGAAATTTCTTCTTTCCCTGATACTATTTTGGGAGAGCATTTTTATGTGACAATATATAACAGTTCAAATAAAGCAGAGGAAGGGGTTTCTTTTGAACATATGAAAGTATGGAAGAATATTTCTGAAATTGAAATAATCGAAAGACCAGTAGGAGGGACCACTCAAATAGGATTCTCTTCGGGGGATTATATAGAGTTAGCCGTAATGGCGGAGCACCTAGAAGAGCTTCAAGAGGCTATTACTACTCTGGAAGTACCTCCAGCGACAGAATTTGACCACGTATCAGCTACTGACAATCCTCACAGTGTCTCTAAAGCACAAGTGGGGCTGGGAAGCGTACCAAACACTGACTTTACTAGTGCGGTCGATGCCAACACCGCTAAAGTTAGCTTTGACTCTACATCGAGTACTCGACTAGCCAATACCAGTGGTACTAACACAGGCGATGAAGTAGATATGACAGCTACAGTGGGTGGACTAGTACCAACACCACCAAACAACACGACAACATTTCTGCGTGGTGATGGTACATTTGCTACTCCAGCCGGTTCAGGTGACATGGTACTAGCCTCTGCTCAAACAAACACAGGTGTCAAAACATTCGCAACTGGTACTCTTATTTCCCCAACAATTACAGGTGGTACAGCAGTAGGGTCTAACCTAATCTACAAATCCACTACAGGAGCTGGAACCGCAGCAGGTATCGCTCATCAGTTCACTGGAGGGACAGACGGAGCGACCGTGGCGATGACTGTTTTGAATAATGGGAATGTCGGCATCGGGACGACGGGGCCTGGAATGAAATTAGACTTGGGAACAGGATATTCAACGACCAACTCAACATTCAGAACAGGCACATTTGAATTACAGCCTTACAACATAAACAACGCCTTCCTTTTTGAGAATGCCTATTACAACGGTGGATGGTCAAAGCGAAATACTGGTTATGCTGAGGGGTTTCAGTTTTTCAATGGACAGACTTTATTTATGAATCATGTCAGTGGGTCAAGTGGGGTCTTTACTGCAACCTATCCTTTCAAAACTGATTCTGCCAATAGTGGGACAGTTGCTCTTGGTGGAAATATAAATACTACTACAGGAAATTATACTGGAGCGTCAATGGTTGTCA